CTTCGCTACTTTTTCGGCTAGCTCTTCTTTTGCTTTAGGAAGGGAGGGGGCTTTTTTAGCCTGCTCCCCCTGAGACGCTAGGCGCTGTGCCGCTGCTTGGCGTGCGCGTCGCTCCTCGTCGTATTGCGCTTGGAGAGAGCGGATACTACCAGTTTGCGAATCCGCAAAGTGCTTGGTCTTTTCCTGCTCTTCTCTAAGGGCTTTTGCTTTTTCACGAAACTCCTCGGGAAGGGCTTTGATCCATGCGTACGGATCGGATTCTTCTTCTTCCTCGTCCTCTTCCTTAGAAGTTTGTGCTTTATTGCCCTGCTCGGTGGCTGGTTTTTCAGCGGCCTCTTCAGGGTCTTCTTTAGCAGGGGCCGGTTTGGCTGCTGCTGGCTCTTCGTCCACGACTTCGTCAAAGATTTCGTCGTATGACAACTCTTCGCCTTCGTCGAGAACAGCCTCTGCTTTTTCTATTTCCTTTACATCAATTTCGTTTTCTTTAGTGCTCATGTTGCTCCTCCATCCAAAAGCTGCTTACGTCATGTACTTAGTAAGGGACTCTCGGATTTCTTTGGCCGCATTATAGCGACCGATTTCGTAACGCAGCTCAGCGTCACTAAGGGAACCAGCCTTACGATCCAGTACAGACCGTCGGTTCTGGCAGTAGGTGGTAATATCCTTCATAATCGCCTCCATAAGGAAAGCGCGATCCCCTCCAACGTTACTCATAGTCCTTCTCCAAATTGGTTTTTAACTTCAATTTCCCTCTGCTGAAGCATCAGGTCTCCTTCGATCTTAGCGCGAACAGCGCGCTCGTCCATAGCTTTTATCTGAAGCTGTGTCTGTAGTTGAGCAATGCTCATGTTCCTAGCGTCGGCAAGCTTCGCCAACTCAAGCTCAAACTTCTCCCGCTCCATCTGCATCTGGGCAGCATTGCCCATGTTTCGCGCCTCTACTTCACGCTGGCGCATCTGGAGTTCTGCACTCTTAATGGCCATCGAATCTTGGCGTTCTTGCTGCTTAGCCTGAATGTTAGCCTGTGCCACTTGCTGGTTAGTTTGAGCAGTAAGCATAGCCGCTTGCGCTTTCAGCCCCTCAGGATCAGACTGCTGCTGCTGAGCTTCGCGCTGGCGACGCTCCTCGACCATCTGAGTAGCTTCCTTAACAGGACGGAGGATGTCCCCGGCGTGGCTGTTGGTCACCAGTTCTCGGAAAGCCTTGACTGGATCAACTTGGTCAAGCCATTCCGGGTTAGACTGGGCAAGCCCAAGAATCCGCTCAATATCCTGACCCCTGAGCTGGTTGTCGATACGTTCTGTAGCGCCCCCAATCTCAACGTCAAGGTTGGCTTTGATGTCGGTGTCTTCGTTGTACTGCATATTGAAATGGTAGAAGTTTTCAATAAGCGGTCTGGTTATATTGTCGTCCCAGCGCATTGAAGCACGCTTGTGAATAACCGACAGAGCGGAAGTTACTACAGCTAGTCCGCCAAAGCTGGTGTTATTGGCCGCAGTAGGCTCTCCCTGCTGCATCATGGGAATGCTGGACTCGATGTCCGCAAACCGCATAGCCATATCAACAATCTGAGTTAGGGGGTCTTGCTGAGCGGGTACGTTAACAAACTGCATTGCCTCGCGAACGTCTGTTCCGTACTCGGTAAGGTGCCATACCTTGTTGGGCCGTAGCGTATAGTCGTTGTTACGAGACGCTGGCTCAATCATTTCTTTGTTAAGGACAATCTGCGGGCCTGAGCTAAGAGCAGCGTTGTCCATCAGCATTAAGTACGTGTTGTTAATGATGCGCTGGCTGTGCCGGAGCAGGTAAGGCACACCGTGCCCAAACACGCTGTTCGGATCTCGCTCGTACGTAGTGAGGTGGTAAAGTTTACGAGGCGTTCCCTCAATAAGGGGCAGGCTAAGGCGAATAAGGTGCCTGTCAATGAACCAAGCCTGTCCGTAGAACTCTTCGTCAGAAGCGTCCTTCTCTTCCTCAGTAATAACGCCCGCCTCGTACAGCAACTCCTTGGGAAGGTTGCCGTGATACTCGTGCGCTACAAAACGAGAGCCGGGTTGGATTCCTAACGTGTGGAACGAAGTTGTTTGAACAATAGGAGGGATGTCTTCCTCGTTCCCGTCCATCTCCAAGACCTTTTTAATGTTCTCAGACATAAAGGCCTTAGACTTAGACATTTCAATAAGCTTGCTTCGAGACAAAAGATGGACCTCGAAGCTGTCTTCAATCTCGCAAGGCTCTCTAGCGCTGGGGTCTGGGAAAAAGTACAGCGGATCAACCCTAGAAACGCCTGCTTTAATCTCTGAGTTTACTACGGGAAAGAAGTCTCCAGTCTCTTCGTCTTCTTCGTACCCAGTGCAGTCTTTGTACTTGGCGTACACGCCTTTTACTACTGCCGTGCCCAGAGAGGCAAGGTCTTCAATAGACCTGCGGGCGTTAGTGCCGTAATCGGCCTCTACCAAGTCTTTACGAATCTGTTTAGTCATGCGCCTGCCACGATCAATCTGATCTAGCAGGATTTCTGTGGCAAGTTCTTTGGGGGATGGCGCTTGTTGGGGCTGCATGCCCTGTTCGACGGCCATTACTTGCATTTCAGGAGGAGCTTCTTCCGTTTCCAAAGCTTCCGCCATGGCCCGGCTAACAGGACGGGGCCGCATAACAAAGTTGTAGTCCCCTCCAATAGGAAACTGGGTATCTTGCAGCCTAGCAATAGCTACGTTAGTCTTAGGCCTAGTAATGTTGACAGTTACAGCCCGGTTAAACTTGGTCTCACCCAGAGCTGCCCTAATTTTATCTCGGTCGGCCTCGTCAATCTCTCCGTTTAACTGTTCAATAGCCCGCCGCCACTCTTCTTCTTTCTCGTAGCGCTTGCCTGCGTATTCATTGAACTTTTTGCACAGCTCTATAGCAAACGCGGACATCAAACCTTCGAGTTTGGCCTCATTACGCTCGCCTGTAAAGTCTTCTGGTTGTAAATTACGCTCTGGCATGTGTTACCCTTAGAAGTATGTTATACCTTCGGCACCTTTTAAAGCCCTCTGGTACATAGGCTTGCCGTATTTGATTCCTGAAACTATTGCGTACCGCATTGCGTCCATCAAGTGGTCCGCTTCCTTAACGATACGACCTTTTTCGTCCCGCCTATAGAGCCTGTACTCGTCCCACCAGTCTCCTAGGCCCTTGAATACCTTTAATCGTCCTGTGGACATGCGAGAATAGACCTCATCGATGCCACTTTGTGTTGCGTTGTCTGCCGGAATAAGCTTTAGGCCACAGCCTCGGTACAGTTGCAGCAAGTTTTTGCCGTCAGCCTGCCCCCGCTGGCGGCTAGCAGGGTCAATAGCCCCCGGAAGACCTGAAGTACCCACATACCTGCGCTTAATGGCGGCAGCGTGGATGTCTGGCTCTTTGTGACTGGACTTGTACGTGTCATATATGTAAACAATGTCCCTGTCTCTGTCGTGTGCGCAGAAAACCGCCGCTGTAAAGTTCCAACCAACGTCTAGCCCATAGAATCTACGCCACTCAGGCCTTAATTCAAAGGGCGCAACAGCAATTTCGTTCTCTGGGATCGGATAAATAGCCCCTGAGCCGAGTCCGGGGATACCTTTAGAGCGAGAATCGCGCAGATGCGGAGGAGTATCCGCTAAAATCTCTGCTTTTTCGTCTTCTCCTAGGTGAGGAACGTCATCCCAGCCTGCCATAACCACTGCCCGGCTGGTTCCCTCCTCTGAATCCTCGTTTGCTGCCTTCATAAACTCCTGCACAAACAGTGTCAAGCCTTTAAGGGGAGTAAAAGTAATGTACACAACCCCTTTAGTGGTCATAGTACGAACGGTACACTCGTTGTACACGTCCTCTGGGCACTCTTCGTCAAGCCAAATAAAGTGTTTGGCGGTGCCCTGAAAGCTTCGTCGTCCTTGGTCAAAGGATTTAAAGCCTATGTAACTAGTCCCTCCGTTTTTATGGCGAACTGCTACCCTTTCTACAGCTCCCGGAATGCCGGGCCGAGACGTAATCTTTATAATCTTGTCTCGGGCAATTAGCCCAGTACCAAACTCTTCCCCGAGAAGCTCCCGGTGGAGGATGTCTCTGGTGGTTTGCCCCGTGTCTCCGGCTGCCCAACCCTCAGTTGGGTGGTCAAATACCCGCCCTTGCCACCAAGGGGGGTAATCTCCTGTCAAATGACAGGCTGTTTCGTACGCGCCGCATACTGTTTTACCTACGCGGTTAGCGGCCATGAACACCCTGCTTCTTTTTTCTTTCCCTATAGCAAAAAAGTCTAGGTGTTTGTCGTACTTGGTGTACGCGTAAGGCCCCTCCAATGGAAAGTAGCGGTCTATGTGCCCGGCGTAGTCCGTAAACTCAGCCTTAGCTTCTAGCAGCGCCAGTAATTCTTTCTTCTCTGCGTACGAAAGTTTGTTTAGGTTCATTTCTTTTTATCAAGAAGGCCGCCGACGGGGGCTGGAGGGAGGTGGGCAGAGAGGCCCGCCCCCGCCGGGAGCCGTAACTGTGTTTAAGAAGCGTTAAACCTGCGCAACATGCGCTCCAACTTTTCGTCTAGCTCGTCAGCGTTAGCAGCCACCTCCACGTTAGTCCTGCTTTCTTCTGACTTAGTAGCCCATCCAAACCTGTTCTGCATGTGAAGATTGTACATAGCAACGTTGATGGACTTCTTCATAATGTTTTCTCTGCCAAGCTTCTCCCACCAAGCCCTTGCCAGCATTCTACCAATATCTACTACCTCGGCAAAGTTAGAGGCGCTTCTATCTTCCATCAGCTGCTTAAAGTCAGCTGGCTTAATCCTTAGCTCCCTCATTACCTCTGAGTCGCTGCATCCCTGCTCGTACAGAGAGATCATAACTTCCATCCACTGATGAGGAAGCCGGAGCAACGCTGCCGCCGTCTGGGCGTTCAGTTCTCCTTCCTGTGCTTTCCGAAACTCTATGATAAAATCAGAGTTTGCGTATACTTGTTCGTTACTCATTACGCCTACTAACTTCGATGACGGTACAACTATAACGTTTGACGGGGGTAACATCGGGCAATGCTGCTTACTCCAGTGGAGCGATCTTAAGGGAAGCTGGGAATTGGTCGATCTTTACCGTAACAGCAACGCAAGTCGTCCGGTAGTAGCGTAATGAGTAACGAACAAGTATACGCAAACTCTGAT